ACTGTTACCGTGAGATTCTTCGAAGGAACAATTGTATACTCTCCAGATGTACCGATATTCAAAGGTCCACCTAATGTTAGGTCCCAGGTAGATGTGCCGGCATATGATGGACTAATAGTAAAGTCATACGGTACCGTTACCGTTACAAAAGAAGTTCCACTAGACCAATCGGAATATATGTTTTCTGCATCTTTATATCGAGTACGCCAATAATAAGTAGCCGGAGCACTAAGTCCACTTGAAACAGCATAAGTAGTTCCAGTACCCGCCACATCACCGGTATCAACCACAGTGGTTGCAAATGTACTCGTTGTGGACACTTGCCACTGTCCCGCTGATTTAGCAATTTCATACAAATTATAATAAGTTGAGCCTGTGAGATTGAGTGGTGTACTTTGACCAGTAGATGCAGCAGCAGGTGATGCATTAGAGGGAGTCCTAATTTCATTTTCCGCTTTGCCCGAATAGCCAGATGTACCAGAGAATCCACTCACACCCAAGAATCCACTTACACCAGAGAATCCCGATGTGCCCGGAATTCCCGCTGTGCTTAGAAATTGTGATATGCTAAATGGCATTTATTTCCGTCCAATTTAAGATTGATTCATCCCATATATAAAGTTTGCCATCTGTGGGATAAGGTACTAAGGGCAAGAATGAGCAGGTTGCATCATCAAATGTCCAAGATTTAAAACTGCTATTTGTTTCCCACTCTGCTTTAACTTTTGTCTGCAATTCTAACTTTTCCTCATCTGTCATCGAACGAATATGCCACACATCAGTTACAACACCATCTTGCCAGTCGTATGTAAATCCATCGTTTATTTCGTAGACAGTGGTAGGTGGTTGTGCAACTCTTACAAATTTTGCAAATGTAGAGGGGAGATTGTTTACGTCTATATTTGGAAAGGTTTGGCGAAAATTGTCCCCCATTATAGGGTGTTCAACGGGTATTCCGTTATCCAGCTTAATAAACAGTTCCATTTTTAAATCATCCAATAAAGTCCGGTACACTTGGCCAATTAACTTGATCAGCAGGGGTATTAGCAGTATTTATACCGCCTAAATCTCGCAATGCTTGCCTGTAGGTCAATATATCGGTCATTTGTTGATCTGTAAATTTATGGGGTAAGTTTAATAATGTTTCTTCTTGGTGACGTTGCAATATCCAATCTGTTTCGTATAACTTAACAGCTCGCAACATATTAGCAGAAGGTGCATTTCTTGCATCTTGCTCGGCTTTATCTGTAATGGCTAGTTGCCATATAGTTTCTATGTTGTCCGTGATCCAAACTATTTCTACAAGATCAGCACCCGATACTATTTCGGGTCCGCTTCTTTCAACAACAAATATGTTTCTATCTGGTTCGTAATGTACAATGCGTGCTTGATTAACAAACGGAAAGTTTGTATTTTGAATAAAATATTCCACGCTGGAAAACAAGTGCGCTGCACCGTTTCGTATTATTGAAATGTTATTGTTGTATAAATCTAAATTAAAATTTGTGTATTCCATATTATTTCCTTATGATACGTATTGAATGAATGCCACTTTGATTGAGCCCGGGTTGTATCCCGAGAATGGCGCATCAAACACTGCGTCACAGATGTGCATGTGTGCATTACTAGAGGAAGAGTGGGGGATATTTCTAGTATAGGATGCAGTTCCTATATCTAAACCCGAATTATGTTGGTGTGTCCACGTTGCAGATAAGTAAGCAGTGTCAACATATCCATATTGAGCCGTTGCAGTGTCATGGGCCGTGCCCGAGACTGTCGAATATCCTAAATAATAACTTCTAAGGTCAAGTGTACCGTTAGTACCGTCACATAATTTCCAATAAGACGGCAATGTAGATAAATCACCGACAAACATCACAACATGATTATTAAGTGCCATATCGTTAGATGCTGCAATCCATAATTTTAATAATTTACCGGTTAACCTAGTTATATATGCAGCAGGGCTAGCAGAGTGAGCATGGGCTTGCCCCGCGTTTCCACTGGATGTGTAGGTAGAAGGTGCTGGACTACTAGAAGACTGTGTACTAGACCCATAGTGAGTATGTGTACCACCTGAGCTCGATGTGCCAGATCCGGAGCCTCCTATTATACTAGTGTCTACCGTCCCTGACGCTCCTCCTACAATATATCTAACATCCGTAGTTGCAAGTTTTTGAGTCCAACTAGATCCAGCATTTGATGAATGCATGTGTATTGTGCCGCTTGGGAATATATATTGATTAGTTGTAGCGTATAATAATGTCATTGATGTACTGTATGGACGCATTGAACCCGCGCTGCCCGTAACAGAAAACGAGTGACTGTGGGAACCGGCTGTTATTCCGTTGCCAAGACTTATCACACCAGACGCAATACTAGAAAGGATGTTATATCCACTGCCGGAGTGATCGCCTGCTGCACCAACAGAATATGTTGCGCTAAAAGTACCACCTGCTCCTGTGGTAGTTCCTATCTCCCCTTGTGTCGACGCACCGTTAATATAATACCCATCAGCAGTGGAATATCTAGACCACCCTGTTAGTCCGGGGTCTGTACCATTGTACATAATCATTGCACCCGCGGGAATAATAGGGGGGTCGTATTTTAAATAAACGAAACTTCCCGTTACTGATGTTAATAAAGGCATGTTTTAACCATACCTGCTCGCCTGCCCCAGTACGACCCACGCACTTCCTGTCCGAGTAAGAGCAAACGAATACATACATGTTTTACTCGCGGTCATTGAGGGTGTAATACCTTCTGCCCAATTAATTGTTCGGGCAACACCTTCAATTTGTAAAGCAGTAATAGAATAAGGAGTGACACCTTGTGCAATTATTATGCTGACAACAGTCATATAATTGTTAGTTGACGGAATATTAGTAATATTTGCTGTAAAATTTGTTGCGACACTGGTATGATAAAATAAAGTACCAGAAGTGAAATCGTGAGTTACTACTCCAGTGGCTCCTGTTAACGGAATCATTTGTTCTTGTGTGGCAACAACACCTGTTGCTCCCCAATACATAGATGTACCGGCATTTCCTAAAAAATTACTCAAATTAACTGTTGACATTGATACTCTCTTTGTTGTTTATTTTAAAGGTCAATGCCTAAAAACTTGCTGCGAAACACTTTGCCTTCGTTGGCTCCACCGTTGTCCGGACCCATTGCTCGTTCGCGATCTGCATCAATTTCTGCTTGGCTAGGCCCTGGCTGAGCATACGCATTTTTCACACTGTACGCACCGGTGCCAGTGGTTGCTTGCGGTAATTTAATAGGAGCCTTTGCTGCCATTCCAGAATAGTTTATTTTAGTTGGCGCTGGATTAGCTTGTTGTCCACTACCAAAGTTTGGAGCGGGTGCCTTTGCTGCGGGTTCCGGTGCAGCGGTCGGTGTCCCTGTACTAGGCGCAACGGCCGGCGGAGTTGTGCTTGTTGCCGGAGCAGTAGGAGGCAAACCGGCGTTCTTTTTAACAGCAGCCAATTCATCTGGTGCGGTTGCAGCAGGTGCTCCACTTATATTCTTTTCCAACTCCCCTGCTAATTGTTTTTTGCTAGCTGGATCTAATTTATCAATTGCTTGCATAATGCCGCCCACAGCACCACCGCTTGCTGCCGGAGCATCGCTAACTCCTGTATTCACGTACGGTGTGCCAGTTCCACCTGAGGTTGCAGAAATTGAACTAGGATTTAATGGTGCACCTTGAGCAGGCGGAACCGCAGGTTTCTTATAACCGCCTGCTCTTTCAGCATTCCGTTGAGCAACTGCTGCCATCCTGTCTCTTTTTTGAGCATATACATTTTTCATCCCCCGCCATTGTCCTTGAGCACCCCCTATAGCACCCCCTACAGTATTAGCAGCCTTACTTAGACCTTGGCCTATGCCTTTAAGAGATAGTTCATCTACTTGGGTATTTTCAAGTATTAGTTCAGCGATACGCATAAAAGGATTTCCTTAGAAGTTATTTCTTTTATTTAGTAACGAACTGCGTTCGTTTGCCTCTTCACTTGCGTTCGAAGCAATTTTTAAATGATATTAACGACGACTTGTAATATTCATGTAGATTACTTCGGTCAGACGGAACCTCTTGTAAGGTCCCGTCGTCTTTTTCATGTGAGTTACCACCAGCCAAGACATTGGAAATAGGTATTTTCACTGCTCCGTGGGCTCTGATCTTTCCCAACCTACATCGACATCACAGTATTTCTACTGCTACCTCTAGCCTCGTTCCGTGCGTAGAGTTTTTTAGAGCAATATGTGTTTCTCGTATGCTAACATTCATACTATATCAATGCGTCGGGCGTATGGTTCGAACCCTCAGACTCACTTCCGATTTTTCAGGATACTGGGATAAACCCAGGGGAGTGCCTCAATATGTTACGTGTCCGGTTTCTGCCCCGGTTTTTCCACAGCGGTATTACAAACTGGCCCGCTAACCTTTGGTGTTAGATTAAATTTTAGATTTTATGTGGGAGCCATGGACACGAACAGATATCTGTCCGTTATAGTATTCATCGGATTCTAATACTTTGCGGTCGAATTGTTCGCGGGCCTCAATGTAAGATGTTTCTGCTTTAGATTTACAATAGTATAGTATTTCTCGAGAGAAGTTGTCTTTGCCTAGGGTGTTTATATCTGCTGTTAAGTTAGGACTGGACCCGTAATATTCCTGCCAGTCGCTGTCGATTTTGCTTCGAATCTTCTTTTTCTTTTTTGTGCCGTTCTTCAACGTGATCGTCTTGTAGGTCGTTTTACTAAATTTTGCTAATTTTTTGCCAATGTACTTTCTACCATTTGTTAAATTTTCTATACAGTAAACATAACCGATACAATCTTCTGGTAGTTCAGTTACCACTTCACCTTTGTAGTACCATGTCATTGTACATCCTTCTTAATAGAAGATCTACCGAGTATCCATCCTTCGCCTGGGCATTCTCTACTTTTCATAGAGATTTTATCCTTACTCCACCATTTATTGCCTATAGTGGCACCTGTTCTTTTTGCAATAACTTCAGCAGATTGCTTTCTTCCAGACATTACTTGTGATTGTTTTAACTTTTGTGCTTCTGACTTTGTCTTACCTGTTGCAGCCAAACTCATTTTTAGTTTATGTTCTTCTGACTTTGGCTTGCCTTTATTACCGCGAGCATTGGTATTTCCTAATAATGATATTTTATTTTTCATTGAAGTAACAGGTTGCTTACTGCCTTTTTGCCGTGCACTATTTTTTGCATTTTGCTCTTTAGAAAATTTAAATCCAGATGTACCATCGCCGCCGTCTGTTAAGTTTCTTAATATGCCTGTACCTAAGTCCTTACGACCATACCAGCGAATTAATTGGCGCTCTATTGCTAAAGCACCTACCTCGCTGAGATTTTGTTCAATTATTATAATTTGAGCATAATTCTTTGGGCAGGCAATTTCACTTTTTCTTTTAGATGTTGCTCGTTTACCTTTTCCTTTACCAATATAGTAAGGAGTCCCATCTTCTCTGAGGTAGGCGTAGACATAGTATTGTAAATACATTGCTGATAGTTCCTATAAACTGTTAGAGCCAGTGGATGCGTCAACATCGCGACTGGCACTTTTATCTGATTACCAACAAGTCCAATTCAATTATTTTGCCGCCTTAGCATCCTTGCGGGCATTCTTCTCAGCAGTGATTTCATTGCGGCGCATCTTAACTGATTTGCTTAGTTCGCCTAGCGCCTTACGCGCCCGCGTACCAGCAGCGGCATTGCCCGATACAAATTTTGCATCTTCTGCTAAAAATTCTTCAAGTTGTTGTTTTATTAGTTTTGTTGTCATTTTTACTTCCTTTTGGTCTCCCACTTATCTTTGGGAAATTGCTTTGTTGAAACCTTTTTGCTAATCTTACTTCTCTTTTGTGAGC